TAAAATACCATCTTTTATTTCTATTTCTGTAATTTCATCTATTTTTATCATAGTTTATTTATTAAGGTTTGTTATTATTCACGCTACTAATCATACACAAATCAGTTGTGCATAATACTACAATCCTACTCTTTTACAAGCAATATCATAGTATTCATCATTCATTTCAATACCTATAAAATCTCTTTTTGTATTCTTACAAGCTACACCAGTTGAGCCACTACCCATTGTTAAATCAACTACTAAATCATTTTCATTACTAAAAGTTTTTATTAAATCTTCTAACAATAAAACTGGTTTTTGTGTTGGGTGGTGTCCGTCATAGTCCTTTTTATATTTTAAAATATTGCTTTTGTATTTGTTCCCTTCCCAAAGGTTAAAGGTGCTTGCAAACTTATTTTTAAATTGGTTGTCTATTTCTTTAAGCTCTGCAAAATCTTTAAAACCGTTCATTTCGTTAATACAAAATACTTCAATCAATTCTAAATAGGTTTTTTCAGTACATAGACCATATTGTGTACTATCAATATAAAAAGTATGCTCTGCTCTTCTGTGTCCTAATTTAGTATTAATTTGCTTTAAGTTTAACCCTATGTAATCCATTACTATTTTAAAGTATGGTCTTAATTCGTGTATTGCTTCTGTGTCGTGTGTCTTACTAAAAACTAAAACATCTTCATAATAATTCAAAGGTGCTTTTTTAGCGGTTAAGGCATTTGCAAAGTGGTCTTTTTCCCATATCATACTATAATTAAATGGTAGGTTTGGCAATGCCTTGTTTATTAACTCATTTGTAAATGGTTGTTGTGCAAATAAAATCATTTTTCCGTTCTTCCTTAATATCCTATTTGCTACTTCCATTATTTTATCAGTATCAACAACCACATCCCAATCACATTTACCACTCATTCCGTGATTTACGTTTTTAATATCCTTTACAGTTCCATAAGGTAAATCTGTCAATATTAAATCAACACTACCACTTTCTATTTTATCACTTTCAATAAGGCAATCTCCTTTGTATAATTTCATTCTATTTAGTTTATCTGTTAATAATCCGTAATATGCACAACACTGGTTATAGTGCATTGGCTAAAAAGCCAACGACACCATACCCTAAACGTTAATAAAAAGGGAGGTTTTTACACCTCCCAATTAATTTAAAATGGCAAATCGTCTGCTGCAACTGGTGTTGCTTTCTCTGCCTTTGCTTCTGACTTCTGAACAAAAGATTGTAAGTCATCTGATGCATAGTAAATTTTACCATTAGCAACATACCTTTTTTTCTCTCCGTTCTCTCTCTGCTCTTTTGTTTGAGGAATTGTAAAAGATACATTCTGTCCATAGTTACCTTCTTCAAAAATTGAAAAGTTTAACTTTAGCTTCTTTAACTCTTTACCATCTTCTCCTTTCTTTGGTACTAATTCTCTTTTTGCGTTGTAAGTTAAGATGTTCTCAAAGTATTGAGAAAGTTTTTTAATTGTGTCAAGTTGTAACTCAACGTCTCCTAATAAGTAAGGTTTTTTTGCACTCATAATTTCTAATTTTAATTTATAATCCAGTTGTTATTCCGTTATCAATCACTTCTACAATATGCCTAAAAGTGCTTCTTTCTTGTTCGCCAGTTACATCTACTCCATTAATAAAGAATCTGTAATGGTCTTTTTTGGTTTTTCTTAATTCAAAATCATTCATATTTATTTAGTTAATAATTCTTTTACTTCTTTTGATATTCTGTACTTTTCTTCAACCTTAGAAATGTTACCTCCACCTTTTAAGTATGTCTGTACTTTCTTAAATTCAGCAGTACCTTTGTTTAACCAACTCTTTTCAGTTGTTTTAACACCTTTTCCGTGTGTATTACTTGCATCAGCATCTTTTGTATCATCAATTAAAAATAAACCATTTAAGGCATACTTACGTGCATAAGATGAGCTACTACCAAAACTTTGTGCTATATCCATACCTTTTCTGTTTGGGTCTATACCAGCTTGTGCTTTAGTATGTACTGAATCAGTACCATCAGATATAAATACTATTGCTTCAACAAACAATACACCACATACTTCTCTTACTTCGTCTGAGATTGTTAATGTACATTTGTGTTTATCCAGTAGAGGTTTAACTGCTTCCAAGATATCTTCACAACTTCGATAGTTGTATTTACCAAAGTTGTTTCTCTGGTTTTTTGGTGCTTTTAATTCGGCTTGAATCTTTCTTAGTTTTTCCATTTTTATTTATTTAATTAATTATTATTTACAAATATAGTTTTTATTTTTTACACCAACATTAAAACGTTGGTCAACAGTCGATATAAAGCATTAAAACGCTTTTATATCTTGGTGTTGTATGCAATTAAAAAAGACACACAACAATAAATATAAGTAATGCTTCACTTGGTTTTTAAACCATCTTTTGCAGATTATTACAGTTGTTGTCCATCCGAAAGGGTTATCTCTGTTTTTCATCGCACTACTCATATTCTTGTCAGTTGTGCAACATTTGAAATAAAACTATGAATACACCAATGTTTAATATTATTGACCCTAAAACTGAATTACAAATAGATATTCGGAATTTAATACACGAACAACTAAAGACTTCTGAAATACAATCTAAAACATCTGATAAGCAGTATAAGGTTTCTATATTTCTAACTGTTGCTGCCATTATTATAAGTTTAGTTCCTATTACAACTGAATTATTATCTGATAAGACTAACTATAACGAATCCATAATCCGACTAACTGAAAGCCAATCAAAACTAACTGAAAAAGTATCAGATATGTCCAATTATTTACTTGACCTTCAGAATCAAGTGCAAATCTTGGAGAAAGAAAACGCACGACTGAATCAAAAGCTGAATAAGTAAAAACGTTGCACAACAATGTATATAAAAAATTGCTTTTTAAGTTTCTATTTCTATGTTTCATCTTTATTATTTTATTTATTTTTAAATCGAAAAGTAACGCATATTAATACGCAACTTTCCATATACTAACTCGTTACTCTAAAGTTGCATTTAACTTTATTATATTTTTAACTCCATTTGATTCTTTTACTTGATAGTTAATTAACACATCTGTTATGTTAGGGTCTTGTTCTGTATGCATTTCAATTGTGTTTTTTAATGCTTCCCAAAGTGATTCGTTTACTTTCATAATTTAAGTTTCAGCAAATCTAAGTATTAAAAACATATAAAAGTGTTAAAGAAATGTTAAAATTAAAAAAGAGAGCCTTTTTACAAGCTCTCTAATTAAAACAAAAATAAAAGGGAAAAAGAATTGCAAAATGATATACTCAAAGATAAACTTTATTTAAACACTATAAAAAATTAGTTATTAACAGATGTTGCAATTAAATACAATTCCAAAAACCTATATTTATTTTTAATACTATTTACTTGTTTAATTAAATACTTTAGATATCTATTTTTAGGTATGAAGTAATATATAAAAATACTTAAATAGTTACTTAAAAAAATGCGAAGTTATATATTTATTTTTAAATAAAAAAGTGTTTACTTAATTTTTCTTATTTTTTCTAATGTTCTTGCTCCAAAGTAACCACCATATACAAGCATTAGTAAGTTGCCAAGTAAAGATATCCATTGCTGGTCTATTTTAAAGCTATCTAAAGAACTATCTAATATTACATAAGCAAACATACTTAATGTTAAAAAAGCAAGGCTTAATGGTCTTATATTCTTTGTAATATATGATTCTGCTTTGTTGTCTGATTCCCAACGTTTAGTAATCTCTTGCATTTCAATTACATCTTGCTCTAAATCAGCTAACATAGTTTCTTTGTCTTTTACTGGTATATCTTTATCTTCTGTTATAGCTTTTATAACGTCTATTGGATTACCTCCATCAATAGCAGCAACAATTGTTTCTCCCATTGGAATATTGTTTTTTACAACACCTCTCCATAGGTTACCAAAGAATGTACCTTTACCTCCGTTTTTTCTTAATTTTGGATTACTCATTAAAATAAAATATTAATTAAGTGAAATAAACAAGGAAGGATTGTATAAATAAAGTCTTGTAGTTCTGGTGTGCCTTTACCTAGAAAGTCATCATACACAACTTCTTTTATAGTTGCTGCAATAACAACAATAGATATTGAGACAAGTGTATTAAACATAAGTAATGATAAAAATAGAATAACACTACCAACAAAAAAGTGTAGTAGTTTATCTTTTGGTATTTTATTTAATAAGTCCATATAACGTTTTGTGTTTTATCTAAATCTAAATCAACGTGAATAAATGTATCTGCTATTCCTATCCTTGTAAAGCCAACAGTCATAAGAGCTTTAACTATCTTAAACCTTGTATTACTATCTGTTGCTTTTATATCTACTGCTAAACCTTTAATATGACTTGAACTAGGATTCTTTATTGATAAAGGATGTTCTGGACTTCTGTACGCACTATTTATTACAAAAGGTATTCCAGCTATTTCTCTTGCTTCGTCTAATACAAATAAAAACTCTTTACTCATATTATTTTCAATCTCTTTAAAATATTTACTCATTAATCAAATATGTTTATTAGCTTCCAAACTGCACTACCAATAAAAGTTAATATTGTTACACTTACTGCAATCTTACCAGCAGTTACTTTGTTTTTTATTTCTATTTCATCTACTCTTTTTGAGACTTCTGCAACTTCATAAACTAAACCTTTTTTGTCTGTCTTTTCATCGTTCTCTAATATGTCAGATATACGTTGATTGAATAGTTCTTGTTTGTTGAAAAAGTTAGATAAATCAGCAGCTAGTCTAAATTGCATTTCTGCCATAGTTTTCTGCTCCTCTCTTATTTCTGATATTATTTCTTTTTGGGTCATAACTTTACTTGTCATCGTCTCTTTTATATCCGTAGAATTGATGTGCAGCAGAGCCATTTGGATAAACTCTGTATTGCTCTAATTCTAATTCATCTGTACTTATAACGTCATAAGCATAACCATCATAATAAATAGGATGCTCTGGGTCTGTTGTAGCTTGTGGGTTAATTACTTTACCAATATTAACAACACCTTTTGTTCCTTTTATGTAACGCATAGTTGTAACACCTTCTTCTGTTACTTCTTCCCAAACGTTGTTATCTATTAAGACTTGTTTGCCTTGTTGTTCTGTATCAAAAACTAATTTGTATATATGCATTTTATATTGTTGTTAAAGATTGTAATTGTGCATCTGTTAGTGCTTCTTTGAATACTGCTACTGCTTTTGCTTTTCCGTAGAAATATGCACTTAAATTACTATCAAAATCTAATTGACTTAAAGTACCTATCGGAAATGTAATTCCACTTGTATCCGTTACGGCTTCAACTCCATTAATCCATAAAGCAAAATCATTTTCTTTGAATTTAAAAGCTATTTTATTAAGGTTAAGTATGTCGTATGAAGTGCTACCTTGAAAAGTTTGAATAACACCCCCAGAAGTTAATGCGAATCTAATATTGTTACTTCCAGTCCAGTACCCTATAAAAATTCTGTTTGAATTTGTACCGTCTGAAAGTTGTATAACTCTAGTACTACCATCATCTGCCAAAGCTGCTATCTCTGCATACAATACACCCTCTGTGCTATTTATCAAAGTAGAGTTACCACTATTGTTTGCAATATCTTGTAGCCTAGTGCTTGTTGCTCCTTCAGTTGGAATGTATGAGGTTGCGTAGGATAGGTTTTCTAGTTGTGCGCCCCAAATGTATGTACCACTTGTTCCATCACCTAAATAGGATTCATATCTTGATGTAACATCACTTTGAAGCAAAGTAATTCCAAGACCAGTACTTGTAGAAGATGTTGTTATGTTAGCGATGCAACGATACCAACCATTTCCATAATCCTCTATTTGATGATTTAAAATATCACCACCACTATTGTTCCCAAGTGTACCATTTGCAATATTAAAGTTAGCATAAGAACTACCATCAACAGTTCTTGAATATTGAATATAATCGTAATCTTTCTTTTTAGCGAAAAACGATAATGTGTATTCTACTCCACTGGTTACGGTTAAAATCTCTCTGCAATAATGAGTACTATTTGAAGAATTTTCTTGCAACAAGTCTGAATTTAAATAACCACTTGGAGAGATAGTTGAGTTTGAAACTATTGTTGAGTTTGATTTTTGCCAACTACTATCTGATAGGTTTTCTGAATTTAGAATCAAATTCGTACTCTGTGGCTCTAGCAACCAACTTCCACAACCATCTGTGTAGTCTATTCTTGGTAAATCTGTATCGTCTGTTACTTCTTTAACTGAGATGTTTGTTACTTCAAAATCGTTTGTCGTATCATTACCCCTTATTAGTAGTTTTGTATCATTAGCATTTCCAGTAAAAGTATAAGTACCATTAGCTGAAACATTTTCATTTAATGGATGCCTTAAATTTACAATACCATTAATATAGTTTTGAACAGTAAAAGTAACTCTACATAGGCTACCATTTGTAACTACTCCAGTTTGTTGAACCCCTTGTAGTGCAGCAGAATCATCCATTTTTACAAAACCATCTCCAACAATTACGTCAGTTCCTAAATCCCAATCTTGTCCTCCTTGTGAAAAATCTCCATTTGAAACTAACTCACTACTTATTATCTGTACATTCTCTACTAAACCTTGTGCATTAACTCTAGTTGCAGCAGAACCTCTACTAAAAGTAAAATCTCCATCTCCATTCTCTGGCTTTACACTTAACATACTACCATCATTATAAGCAGTTGGTGTAAGTAATATTGACGCTTTATCTAATAAATTATCTGCCATCTTATTCTATGTTTTCTAATTCGGTTAATGTTGCAGTTGTACAAGTAACATTCTCGTAATAGGTTGCTCTTGCTTGTAATGTACTTAATAAGCTAGGTATTTCACTTGTTACTGATAAATCATAATAGATACCTCCCCAGCCATTCTCTACTGGACTACCCCACCAACTAACTGGATATATTTCGTTTGCCATCTTTGTCTTTTTTAGTTAAATACTTCTTTAATTTAACAACATTTGTATTTTTTGGTTTGTACATTCCTTTCATTATAGTACCCAATTACTTGAATTTACATCTTTGTCTGGATATACATCAGAATCTGTATTACTTGTGTATTCTGGAAATAAAGTGCTATTGTAGCAAATGTAATCTACAAATCTTCTTGTGTAATACTCTGCAAAATCTCTTTGTTTTTGTACTAAGAAATCAACCTCATCTTTTGATGCACTTTCTGCATTTTCTGATGTGTGTTTAAATACACCACCATTCTTTACTTGATATGCTGCAAATGGTAAATAATCAACCATAGCATAATGAATTAACATAGGTTGTACATAGTCTGTAACTAAAGATAAATAATTACCAGTTAAAGTATCTGCAATTATATCTGATGATATTTTATCATACAACTTACTTCCTAAATAGTTTTGTATATGTATCTCTTGTGCAATCTTAACAAATTGTATAAATTTATCTGTATCAACGTTTCCATCAACAATACTATTCTTTACTAAATCTGTTCTACTTATAAATAATGCAGTTGCCATCTATTATCTCTTTTTATTTACAAATCCGTTATTTGGCATATCCGTTGGTCTTTTAGCAACTTCTTTTGCATTTACCTCTGGTTTAAAACCTTCTTTTTTAGCTTTGTTTACACTTACCTCAGCATTTGGATTACCAACATCTGCTTTTGTTTTAGCACTTTTTGCTCTGTATGTCTTTCTCATCCAAAAATGATGACAATCTCCTCCACCTTTATACAACCATATATCATAAGTATCAGCTCCGTTTAAACCCCACCCAGCATTAACTGCTCTTTGGCTCATCTGTTGTATATCTTCTTTTCTGTATATCTTAGCAGCATTTACCATTTTCTTGCAAAACTCTCTACTATTGTTACTTGCTCTTAAAGGTGCGTATTGATAACGTACTTTAAATTGTACTCCTTCTTCATTCTCTCCATCTTGACTACTCTTTGCATTTGGTCTAGCAGTTCCAGTTGTTGCTAAATTCCAAACTTTTGACAATAAAGATAATTTAGGATTGTTTAACTTATTTAATTCTTCGTCTAATTCATCTTCTGTATCATAATCAACTTTTCTTTCATCAATCAATTCCCAATTATCTAAATCCTCATCTTCTCCAAAGTCTTCTAAAGCATTAAAAACTTTACTCATTTTAACACCAGTTTCTTGCTCTCTTGTTTCTTCATCTTTTACATTTTCTAAATCAACAAATTGTAATGGTTGTAACGTCTTAAAATATAGATTTAAGCTAATATTATTAAAAGCAAGTATTTTGTCAAAGGCATCTGTTAAAAGCTCTTGAAAAGGTATTATAACTGTGTTCTGCATTAATACTGTTGCAGTCTCTAATTCTTCTGCATTGTTACCAAAACCACTTGAATCTTTTATACCTAATAGCATAGGAGATACAATTCTGTGCGATATCATTATCTTCTTTTGTGATTCTTCAGAAAGGAATTGGTATTGGTTATGTGCATCTGATAATTGTACTGGATTTATATCTGCTGCTGATTCTTTATCATCGTTAAAAGCAAGTATAAATTTACCAGCATTACTGCTTCCACTAAACTTAGCTTTTATTTTATTCTCAACTAAAGTTTGTTTTTCTTCGTCTGGTACTCCGTTGTTAAAGTTGATTAACATTGATGGAGCAAGTCCATTCATTATATTGTTTAAGTGATAATTAGATACTTCTTCTTCTAACTCTGCATATTGTAAGCCACCTTGATAGTCTGGAGTAGAATAATAATACATACCAGCTTCATAAGGCTTAACATATAAAATCTCAATTGGTTGTGGTGTGTTAGATATACCAAAGGCTGGTATTCTTAAAGGCTTCTCAGATGGCTTTATATTAACCCAATCTGGATGATAGTAATATGCTTGTACTTTTTTATCTTCTGCTCCACATTTCTCTGCTCTTAAAGTCTCAATTGGCAAATGCTCTACCTTTGCAATAGACTTTCTGTCTTTTGAGTATATTACTTGAATTGCACATTGTCCAGATAGCTTTAAATCGTATGCAAAACGTCTTACATCATCTTTTTTAAATAAAGATAACATTCTTGCATATTGTTCTGGTCTTTTTGAACTATCTGTTGCATCTAACCCCCTACCATATATCATTTGAGAGATACCAGTAATACAAGCACTTGATGTTGCACTTCCGTTTGCTCTGTCGATTAAGAACTGAAAATAATTGTTATTAGCACCAAATTCAACCCATTCTTTGTTTTTTGTTTCTACAATCTGTGGAGATGTGTAAGTAGATAGATTAACAAAGCTAACTTTTGAGTTAGATGCTTTTGATGGTGTTGTTTTTCTGTATTTATTTATACGTTTACTCATAGTATTATAAAATCGTTATTACCACTCTTTTCTTTGTACACATCTTTGTTTATTGTATAGTGTTCGTTGTTAGATTGGTTTGTTGATTGTGCAGTACAAAATATTTTATCTCTGTAAATAATATCTGCTTCTGTTACAGAGCCTTGACCATTATAAACTTTTAAATCATAAAACCTACCTTCAATTAATGTATAAACATTTGATAACTCAACATAGTTTTTATTAACTATAGCAGTTGGTAGTATTGTTACTTCATTATTTGTACTATCATCCCTTAACTTTATCGTAACACTTGTTGAATATACTCTTGGTATAATCTTTATTGTTTGTGCATCAGATGTAGGTAACAAATGTTTCATATATATATAATACTAAAAGTTTGTATTTTTATTTATTTAAAAGAAAAAAAAGGGTAATCAATTAAGACTACCCTTTTCAAATGAAAAAAATTAAAAAAACCTATGCGTTAGGGTCTATTTGCGATGTACTTTCATTATCAGTAACAACAGTTGATGTTACAAAGAATGCTGGGTCAGTTTCTTGACCTTCTAAAGTTAAAGTGAATCCACTTAAATCTCCCATTGCAGCTCCAGATACAATTGTTCCTCCAGTTACTTCTGCTCCGTGTTCTAAACCAACTAAAAAGAAATTACCATTATAATCTTCTATTGCAACGTGTGGTCTTGCAGTAGCTAATAATTTTATCTCCTCTTGTGTTGCTTTATCTAAAACTGGTAAAGTTAAATTTAAAGTTTGTGTGTAAAATGTAGTTCCGTTTTCTCTTGAACTATTAATTGTGGTTTCTAGTGAAGAATTACCTTTGATATCAAATCTAAAGAAGTCTGGTGTTCCACTTATTGCAGTAATCTCTCCAGATGCTATTGTAGTTGTTCCCAACGTACCATAATCTGCGAAATAAACTGCTTTTAAGCCACCAACACTACTTTTACAAGGTAAAGCTCTACCAGATGTAAGTAAACAAGCCATTTGTGTTATATGTTTTAAAGTTATTAAAAAAGGGTAAGCAGATTAACCACCTACCCTCATTATTATTATTGTTATTAGATTATAGTCCTAATCCGTAAGATACGATATCTTCAACGATTGCGTATTGAACTCCAGCAGTATATCTCATAATGAAACGTACATTTTGTGAGCCATCTAAGTCAGCCATATCTAAAACTTTAACTTCGTTGTGGTCTGATAAAAGTCCAGTTCCAAAGAATAAGTTAGATTTCTGTGCTGCTATTGCATTATTGTCAGAAAGTCCGTTACAAGCTACAACTTTTACACCATCAAAATATTGGATGTCCATATCTTGGTTGTGTCCTAATCCAGCAGTTTGGAAACCTCCTAAAGCTCTCTTGTAAGCTCTAAAGATGTTTTGTGCAACATAGATGTATAAATCTTCTTTTCCATATACTTCACTTGGAATAGCATCTACAATTTTTCCTAACTCAGCTACTACGTTTGCAGAAGTTACTGCTTCTCCAGTAATCTTTTTTGCTCCAGTATGTCCAGCATCAGCATTTAATAAAGTTTTGAAACCATCAAAAGTTCCAGCACCAGCTACACCAGCCCAGATATCTTTTTCAGTTTGTTCTGCAATTGATTCAGACATTAATCCGATAAAGTAATCAGAAAAGTTAGATGGTAAATTATCACTAGCAGAATAACCCATTGATACTGCTTCCCAATCAGATTTGAATGGAGTTTTACAAAGCTCTAAATTTACTTGTAATTCTTTTGGCTCAATAATCTTTTCTGTTAAAGCAACAGTTCCAGCATCTGTAAAATCACAAGATGCATTTGCAATAGCACCAGAAAGATTTACTCTTTTTAATACTTCTTTAAACTTTACGTTTGGCTTAACTTCGATTAAGTTGTTTGCGATTGTATTTCCAGATAAAAGTGCTGCTGATACATATTTTCCAGCAAATTCTCCAGCATACGTTGTTGTAATTGATAAACTCATTTTTTATTTGTTTATTTTGTTAAATATTCTATTTCTTGTTGTGTTCTTATTCCCTTTTTGAGAATAAAGGTTTAATTCTTTTTTGTCAGATAAGTTTTCTGGAGTATGTGTAATTCCTTCAACTTCTTCAGCAGATAATTCTACTTTATCTTCTTTTACTTCTGATAACTCAACTACTTCTTCTGCAACAACTTCTGTTTTAGATAATTTTAGTTCGTTGATTTCAGTTCTTAGTTTTTCAATTTCTGAGAAGAACATTTCTTCTGATATTGATTTAACTATCTTCTTTGGAGATGCAGTTTCAGTTGATAATTCTTCTTCTTCAACTTCTTCTACTGTTTCTTCTGCTGGTGCTTCTTCTTCTGCTCCAGCTTCTTTAATCTCTCCAATGATACCTTCTTCTGAAACTACTATAATCATACCACCTTCAACTTCATATTCTCCAACTGGTACTGCAACTCTTTCTTCGTCTGCGACAACGAATACTTCTGCACCAGCTTCAAATACTTCTGCTTCTAGGATAGCACCATTATCTAGTTTCATTTGCTCTAGCTTTACTTCTAATCCAAGTAAAACTCTTGCTTTGTTTAATAATGTTCTGTCTGTGTTCATATATTTAGTTAATTATTGTATTTTAGCTCTTATATGCTTGATACTGCTGAAAATATTTTATTAGCAGCTTTACCTACTTCATTTTCATAATCTCTTGCCTCATCTCCTCTGTTTCCGAAAAATTTTCTCAAATCCTCTGCTCCTATTTCTTTTGCTGCTGCTTCTCCTTTTTTAGCAATTTGCAGAGCTAATCCATAATCAGATTGTAAATCATTAAAACCAGATGATACTTTTTTAGCAAGTTTTTCTAAATTTCTTCTTTTAGAATTTGCTTTATCTAAAGCCTTATCTACATCATCCATTAAACTTAACTCAACTTTCTGCGTTGCCAATTCTGTTTTCTCTGCTTGTGCTAGTTTTTTAAAAACTCTATTCTGTGTGTTCATATTTATATAATAAAATTTAGTTAAAATTTTGTATTTTCATTTTTCTATTCTTCTTCTTCTGTTGCACTTATTCTTCCAATGCCTTGTTTCCAATAGTATGGTGTTTTGCAGTTTTTATCATCTTTATCCTTGCAATCTATCGAATAAGTATTTTTACATTTACAATATACTGCTCTCATTATGATAATAGTTTTTTAAGTTCTGCTAATTGCTTTTCTTCTAAATCTTCTTTTAGTTCTTCATTTGGTCTTTCCATCTTATCAGCAAAATAACCCTCAATACTAAAGCCTTTTACTTTACCAGTTTTTACATAGTTATTCCAAATCTCATCATTCTCAACTTTTACACTACCCATCCAAGTTCCAACTGGTACATCTAAACCATATAAAGCAGTCTTGTCTTTTTGTTTATCTTCTACTATCCAACTTTCAACAAGTGTTAAGTCTTTTAATTGTGCATCGTGTTCTAATGTTGAATTAGATTGATTACCATTTTGTAAATACATTTGAGATGCTTTTGCAACAGTCTTTTCAGAAAAGAATATGTAGTACTCATCTTCTCCTGACTTTCTGTAAATAGGTTTTTTTGGTATTAATAAAGCACCCATTAATAAACGTTTTTCTTTGTTTATTTCAGCAAGTTTTATTTCTTGTTTATTAAGTGCAATAAAATCAGATTCAATTGCTGGATTCTCAACAACAGAAATAGCTTCTACTCCGATTGCTTCATCATCGTCTAAAATAAGTTCAATTAGTTTCATATTTATATAATATTTTTTAAGTGTTATTTTATATTTTAGTCTCCTAAACTTGCATCATTTACAATATTTCTATCCATACTTTGAGCAGTTGTTACATCGTTTGCTACAACGTATGCTTGTACTGGTTGTTGTGATTGCCCTCCAATGGCAGATGCTAATTGGTTTGTATCACTTTGACCAACTACATTAAATGATGGTGGTGTAGATGCTCCAGTTGGTACTGATGGTTTTGGAACACTACTAGCACCTCCTCCAGATGGATTTACACTTTTTATTGATGCTATGTTTTTTAAGGCAATTGCACCAGCTAAACCAGCTTGTATTGCTGGATATGCTGGGAAGGCTAATGTTATTGGAGATTTTTGTGCAGTTGTATAAGCATTTTGAACACCTTGAACACCACTAATTGTTGCACTTGCAATAGCCATTGCTTTTCCAACCTTACTATCTTTACCAGCTAATTGTGCTATTTGATTAAAAGTATTTTGTGCATCTCCAAGAGTTTGTTGAGTTCTTAGTTGTTGTAACTTTATTTTTTGATTTTCTTTTTCTTCTTGTGCTTTATCAAACTCATCATTTAACACTTTTAATTGTGTTTTATAATCTGTTTCTGCTGCAAGTAATCTTTCTTTTTTTATTACATCGTCTGTAATTTCCCTTTCTATTAATTCTCTGTTTAATTCATATTGTTGCTCTAGCTCTAACCTTTCTCTTTCTATTTCAGATTTACCAAGTAAAGCAATTTCATTCATTATTTCTTTTTGCTCTCTTAATAAAGAATTTGTATTTGTTTGTTGCTCACTTCTAAAGCCAGTTATCTGTGCTTCAATTCCAGCTTGTTCATTAAGTGCTTCTTGATATGCTTTCTGTAACTCTATGTTTTCTTTATTCTTTGAAAGTTCAGCAGCAGCAGATGCAACTGCAATAGCAGCATTTTCTTTCATTGCTTTTTCTTGTTCATCTAAAACTAAAGCAAGCTCTTCGTTTGCTTTTATTCTTTCTTCAATACTCTTACTTTCATCGTCTCGTATTTGTCTTAATTGCTCTGCTTGTCTGTCGTACTTCTCAACTAATCCTTGATTTAATACTGCTGCTAATTCTGCTGACTTTGCTAACTCTACATTTCCTTTTGCAGCTTTTATAGTTTCACTTGCATAATTTGAAATAGCTTCTGCACTCCCTTTAACAATCTCTACACCTTTATCAAAAGAATCATTAACTCCAGTAAGTACATCTACATACTCTTTCCCAGCATTTTTAGCATCTTCTAATGCACCAGCAAAATCTCCACTAAATACTTTCTTTACTGCACTTGCGATATATCCAAGAGTATCTAAGAAACTTTCAAAACGCTCTACAATGTTTGCCTTTATACTTGCTCCTAACTGCTTAACACTTTCTAAAGGGTCATCAAAAATAGCTTTAAAAAAGTCTGTTACTTTTGTTCCATTGTCTATAACAAATCCTACAAAATCATTAAAAGCAATGCTTAGAACTTCAAATGTTGTATTAAAGAAATCAGCAGCCTTTTGATTCTGCATAAAAATTTCTTTTAGAGTAGCAAAAGCAGCAATTGCCAAACCAATACCAGCAGCCTTTATCGCATTTCCAATACGTCTTACTCCTTTAGCTGCTAGACTAGAGGACTTCTCTACTTCTTTTAAAGACTTAGCAGTATCTTTATTTGATTCTGTGGTTGTTTTGTTTAATTTCTCAACACTTTTTGCAACACCATCAATTCCTTTTAGTGCTTTGTCTGTTTTTGCTTCTAGCTCTACAATTATTTTTTCCATTCTCTTTTTATTAATTCTTTAAAACTATCTGGAAACTTGTTCTTTCCCTTTGCTATTTGTACTATCTCAGATTTACAATCTGTATCTCTTAGTAACTCTAATATTTCTTTTATCATTATGAGGTTGTTGCATTAAAAGTTGTTGTTGTTGATACATTACCATTAAAGTCTGTTGCAGTTACTCCAAAAGCATAAGTTGTTCCACTTGTTAAACCAGTTATGGTAACACAATAAGTATCTCTATATGGTGTTGCAGTAACCCTTTGTACAAGTACTCCATCTTGTGTAACAGAATAACTTTTTACACCTACTCCAGTATCAGTTGATGCTGCCCAACAGAAATTAATTGTAGTTGTTCCAACTATTGGTGTACCAATTACTGGTGCAGTTGGTGGTGTTGTATCTGGAGGTATTGCTGGTGCTGGAGGTGTATAGATATCATTCAATAACTCTAAATCAGATTTACCAGTAAGCATATTTGTTTTTATAGAATTAATCTTATAAGTAGTACCACTAATATTGAATCTGTCTGCTAGTGTATAATTAAGTAATATTCTTAAAGGTAAATATGCAGTTAATTTTGTTAGTCTGTTTGTTGCATCAAATACATCAGAAATATAATCTTTATGGTATGCTTCAAATAAAGTATTTGTAAAGGTATTATCT